GTAGATTTTAATGAGGTTGAATAATGAGTTTTTAGTCTCGTCCCTAAACGCATGCTCTTCTGTTCTAGGAAATTGTCTGTAAAATTCGTTTAAAGCATCTTGATCACTTTTTAACCCATCAACTTCGTTTTCCCAATAATCTATGACACCTATATCTATTAGTTCACCATGCGGTCCTCTAGCATCGCTATGTGGTGTATCAAAGACCGGAAGTCCGAATTCATCAATAAAGCCTTCATAGTTCCATTCCATTGGGATAAACAAAGAATATAAACCACTCTTTGTCTGGCCATTTCTATTTCGTCTTGTAACGTCAGAGTCATTGTAAAGCTTTTTAAAATTATCACCACCTTTATCTAAAGCATTTGACGTTGATCCCATCATACACTTACCTACTATTCTACCACCTAGCCTTAAACAAGTTTTTGTTACTCTCCAGTTGTTTAATATATTGTCAGGTCTTTCCCACTTACCACTTTCATCGTGAACTAATAAAGAAAGCTTTTCACCGTCATAACTATTGTCTCCAGTATTTTTCCAGTCAATAGTAGTATCAAGACCTT